AGTCCTCCTCCGCCGCCAAAACCACCTTTCAGAGCTAAATCTTCTGTAAGCTTTTGTTTTGTGGTACTTAGTTTAAATAAAATCTCTCCCATTTGATCTTCCAATTCTTGACCACGCTTACCAAGCTCTCGCATTGATTCATCAGAAAATATAGCTTTGGCGAGTTCATCTGTTGCTTGTTTTTTAATACCCGCTAACAGGCCTTCGTTTCTTTTTGTTTCTACAGTTTGTCTTTCCGTAGCAAAATCAATTATTTCAGTCTGTTTATCACTTGCCTCAGAAACTATACTGTTTATGGAAGCCTGAAGATCAGCTACTTTTGCCCTTGCAGCATCTACATCAGATCCTTTACTTGCCGTTGTCTTTTCCGCTGCTTCATCAAATTTTCTTCCCTGTAGCCTTGCCTCTTCTCGTCGCAGTCTGAGTGTCTCTTCTAATACTACATTATTTTCTAAATTAGCTTCTCTAATTTGATTAGCGCCATCTTTAATAGCTCTACTAGATGCAAAAATTTTATCAAAGAATCCTGCAATCTTCTCAAATATATCAATATCAAAAATTGCACTAACTAAAAATTGCAGAGTAACAAACACAGCAATAAAAGCATTTAGAAAAGCAAAGGCTCTAGACAAACCTACACCTAATTTTTTAGCAGCATTTGCAGCAAAATTTAACCCAGTAGCTAGTCTCTGAGCATTCTTACTAGCTGAACCTAATTTAGCATCTACTAAACTACTAGTTTGAGCTAGTGCAGCTGTTCTAGCATTACTCATATTTGTCAATCTAAGAGATTGTTCTTGACTAATAATTTTCTTTTTTTCTTTTTCTGCTATGCTTTTTCTATAAGTGTCTTCAGCTTCCAGAAATTTAAATATTTTACTATCTTTATCTTTTGAACTACCAAGATCAACAGCATCTCTAGTGCTTAGTTCACCTTTCATTAATTTTTTCTTTAATGCTGAGCCTTCACTAGCATTACCTCCTACAAAAGCACCCTGACCTACAAAGGCATCTGATGCAGCTCGTGTCTCAGCAGAAAAATCTTTAGCAGCAGAAGCAGTATTCTGAAATCTTTCTGCTAAGTTAGCTAAACCAGTAGTTAGGCTACCTAGACCTGCAACTACAAAACCTGCTATCACGCCTTTTAAATTGTTAAATACTAGTAAACCAATAGCACCTAGTAAAACTATTTGATTACCTAAATCTTTATCTAAAAAATCTGCAAAAGGTTTTAAGAAGTCAGCCACAGATGCTCCTACTCCAATAGCTAGATCTGAAAAACTTGTTATTAATGATTCAAAAGATTCTTGAGTTCCTCTAACAGTGGTATCAATTTCTTCAAAAGCTTTATTACCGTCTTTTATAACTTGATTAGCAAAAGCTTGTCGTCTTTCAAATTGAGTTAGTTGTGATACACTTTTACCTATAGCTAAAGCATAAGCTTCTACAGCAGGTTCAATACGTGTAAAAATACCTAATTCATCTAAAAGTTCTGGTTCAAGTTTAATAGCACCTCTTGTAAGACGTTGGAAAGAATCACTTAGATTTCTACCTAGTGCTCTAGAAGCTTTAAGAGCTACCTCACCTAGTTGCTCAATTTGATCTACATTAAATCCAGCAGATAGGGCTAAGTTAGCTTGTGTAGATGCTTCAATTACGGATAATTGACCATCAGTAACTTGTTTAAGAGTATTTATAACTTCTTGACCACTACTACCTACTGCACGAGCTAGGGAGTTAGTACCTCTAATAATGGTTTCAAGTTGAGCAGACCTATTTAGTGCTTCAAAAGCAGCACTTAGAGCAAATACATTAGCAGCAGCACCAGCATAAATACCGACAACTCCGCCCAATCCCTGAGACTGAGCGGAGAAAGAACGTCCAGCAGACGCAGATGCTTGACCAAGGCGAGTCTGAGCTTTACCAATTTGGTCAGTTTCTTTAACTACTTTTTGTGAACCTTTACTAGTAAAGTTAGTTTCTAATGTATTTTTTATAGTTGCCAACGGCTATCCCCTTACTTACTTGACTTTGCTTGTTGTGCGTAATATTTACCTAATACAGACTCAGCTTCTTTTAACAGTTCAAAAACTTCGCGTCTACTTTCAATTTCATATATACCCATAACAGTACCAAGACCAGAGTAATCTTTTCCTAACCAAGTACCATTCATACCTTCCCACATATCGGGAAGAGAATTTAAAACAGTTAAAGCTTGTTGACACTCTAAAGATAGATTAGAACCGTCTTGAGGTAGGTCTTCCTCTTTAGGCTCCCAACCCATCTGTTCACACATCAATATGTATTGATCTGCCGACATACCCCCACCTCCAAAAGAACTTTGGAGGTAGTCAGTTAGTTTTTTATGTCAGTTTCTTTCTTTTTTACGGAAAACTGTTCAAAATCGTTCATGGTATCTGTAACAAACTGATCAAAAATTGTTGAATTTTTCAAAAGTTCAATTGCATCTTCCATAGAATACTCTACTTCTTCTGCGGCGTCCATTGTTGAAATGTCAACAGGCAAAAGAACCGGTAAATGTTTTACCTTAAGTCCTTTCCATCCTGCAACAGCTTTTTCTGCATAATTTTCAAGAAATTTTTCATTGTCAACTTCTTCTTCACGTTGACGAGTACGTTTGTTAAACTTATATGTAAGACTCTTATTACGAATCTTCATTAGATCTTCACGTGTTAGATAACGAAGATGTATTTCAAAACCTTCAATATCTGGAAACTCAACCCAGGTTGCTGTTTCTTTAGCAATTAAGCCTTTAATTTTACTCATAGTTTTCCCCTTTAGGATAATAAACGAACACCCACTACATATCTGCTTGTCTTTGGTGAGGGGGAACCTAGACTCGCAAGTAATGGGTGTTCTTCTGGTTAATAATGTGGTGTTCCCCCTCAGAAACACATTAATTTTTAATTAAGCTTTGATAGCTACGATCTCAACTTCTCCACCATCGCCTTTATTAGCGCTAGTTTCTTGTGCCATAAAGTCAACACTCATAGAGATAACATCTTCAGTTTGAATTGCTGGGAAACTAAACTGTGCAGCATTCATTTGGAAAGCAACATATGGAGCTGTAGCTCCACCAATGATAACATTAGCATTAGATGTTTGGGCTGAGTTAGTGCGTGAATCTTCACTAATATTACGTAAGAATCCTGCAGATTCTAAATCTCCTGAACGAAGATACATAGTAGTAGATCCGCTTACAGATCTACTTCCTGAGAACTGACCAATCGGTTCATTAAGAGCAGAGATTTGCTCTGGAGTAAGATACGTAATATTGTTGGTATACTCAATATTCATTGAAGTTACTGGGAAAGTAAACTTTTCATCAGCTGCTGAGGCAGTTGCTTTGTGATGGAACTCAATAGCACTCAAACGATTTTTAATAAATGCATTAGTAGTTACAGTTCCCGCAACGTTCATAGTATTGAATGGGTGATAAGAAGATGCAGCGCTCAGAGCATGTGCGTTAGAGTTGCCGACAACAGCAGTACCACCAGCATTTTTAATTCCGCCAAAGGTTGCAACAGCAATATCTCTTGGTGCTCCTACTAGTTCTTTCATAGTAGTACCAAAACCACTCCAAGTAACAGCAGCAATATCTTCAATGCCTGCATCAACAGAAGCTGAGTTTACTGTAGCTTTATCTACCTGATAAATAACATTATCAAGTTTAAAGTACATAAAGTATTCTGGAGCAACAGCCCAATTAGATGTTGAAGCGTGTACACGAGTTCCAGCTGCGATAGTATTAGTTTTTAGTGTACCACCAGTTTGCCAAATAGATTGCTCTGCAACACGAGTAGCAGCTACTTGCGATTTTGCAGCAGCAAGAGTACTTGAAGTAAGTGCTTGCCACATATACCAGTCTGCAAGAGGTTTAGTATTACCTGATTCATTAGTTTTTGCGGCAGTACCAAGAGCAGCACCAGTAGTTTCTACACCTGTTGGGCGCATATATACCTGAATATTCCAATCAACAGGGTTGATTGCAGTATTAAATCTTTGTTGTGACCGATCAGGACTTAGACCGGATTCGAGTGAAGTGATGTCTTGAGTAGCTGATGTAGAGGTAGCAGCAAAACCAGCTAATACTTCAAGTTTCCAGGTGTTAGCTGGGGTCATTGCTACTGCAACTGAACCACTATTAATATCAACTGTTGAAAAGAACACTTCAGAATTTCTCTGTAAATTGAGAGAGGATGCCATGTTATTTCTCCTTAATTTTCTAGCCTATAGGCTGTGTTTAGATTGACCTCTGCTATTCCGTAAGGAGCAGCTAATCCTTCATCTGTGGTTATACTGTCTATTGTTATATCAAGTATACCTTTATCGGGATTTTCCCCTAGTTGGTGATAAATAACAAATTCAATGTCTTGAACTATATCATCTGCGAGGCTTTGGGAATTATCTTGTCCATATATGTATGCTCTTATAGTAACGTCTAATGTGGCTACCGTCAAATTTTTTGAATTAAAATCTCTATTTTCGGTTCCAGCAGATAGATAGAGTGATGGAAAATCATTTACCTCATCAAGAAATTTAATAGCTCTAAAAACATTATTAAATACATTTGTTT